GCTCGGTATCGAGGTTGATCAAGCGTCCCTTGGTGTTGAGCCCCTTGGTGTCTTCCGACATGGCAAGCCATTTGCCGATCGGCAGATCCGCCATCGGGTCGTTGCCGCCGAACGGCGAACTGCCCATGCTGCCATGATTGAGCAGCATCTTCGGCATGGTGCCGGCTGCCTTGTGCGCGCCGAGCGTCTTCTCGAAGGCGCCGGGTAGCATCAGATCGCCGCCGTCGTCTTCGTTGTTGAAGACGGAGCCATAGCCTTCGAATGTGCCGGCTGCGGCGCCATCATCGATGAATTTGTATTCGAACGCCGATGTCTTGCGCTCGGCGCTCACGATCGCGGATTTGCGCTTGTCGAGCTCGTCGAGCAGCGCCGCGGCGGCTTTCTCGATCGCGCCATCGCCCTGCTGGCCAGCGCGATCCTTGGCGGCGATGACGCCCGACCGGTAGAGCCTGCCGCCCTTGCCGAACGGATATTTATAGCGGCCCTTGGTCTTGTCGTTGGCGGAGCGATCGATGCCAAGATGGAATTTGCCGAATGTCTCCCAGTCGTCGCCGCCGCCGCCAAGGAGCGCGTTGCCGTCCTCGGCCGAGAACGACCAGGGCGCCGCGCGATCGACGCGGCCGGCCGCAATCAGCGAATGCGCGTAGCTTTCGCCGGCGAGATTGAGATCGGTCATCGCAAAATCCCCGAAATGTCCTTCAGGCGCCGTCCTGCAGATCCTCACCGGCCGGCGCGCCGACGATCGGCTTTGGATTGACCACCGGCGTCGGCAGCACGTCGCCGCCGGCGATGGGATTGAGGTGCTGGGTCTCGCGCGCCTCGTTGCGCGTCATCCAGGCGGTCTCGCCGCGCGCGCCACCGAGCGCCTTTTCCAGATAGGCCGCCTGCTCGGTCGGCGTGCCGCGCAGAATTTCCGCGACGCGGAAACGCGGCTTGAGCGAATTGTTGATGCCGATGAGCTGGTGCTCGAGCGCGTGCTCCCAGCGCCGGATCCATGGCATCAGCGAATGCGTGACATGGGCCAAGAAGAACTGCTCGGCCGAGGCGAAGGTCGAGGTCTTGTCGGTCGACATGACCATCTGCGGAAACACGCGCACCGTGCGGCAGATTTCCTCGATCTGAAACCGCCGCGTATCCAGGTGCTCCGAGTCGACGCCCTTCATGGTCATCGACGACCATGTGGCGCTCTGGTCGAGCACCATGGTCTTGTGGGCGGCGTGCAGGCCCTCCTGAAACTCGGCGATCTTGTTCTTGAGCGCTTCGCGGTTCTCCTTCGAGAGCTGCCCCTGCACCGAGAGCAGGCCGCCCGGCTGGGCACCGTTGGAGAAGAGGCGCGCGTGGGTCTCCTCGGTCGCGATCGCGAGCCCAATCGCCTCGCGCGCCAGGGTGAGTATGTCGAGACCGAGATAACCGTTCCACATGCCGCCGCGCAGGTGAAACACCTGGTCGGAGGTCAATGGCTCATCGATGTTCTGCACATAATAGCGCAGCGAAAAGTCGCTCAGCCGTTCGACGCGCCAGGGACCCGGCAGCGGGATGATCTCCTGGATCTCCGCCAGGCCGCGACCATCGCGCCGCGTGCCGCCGCGGCCCACATAGGCCAGCGCGTTGCCCTGCGTGACCGCGTGGATCATCATCATTTCGCGAAACTCGAACGAGTTCACGAAATCGCACGGCGCATCCGCGAGCAGCGAATAGAGCTTCAGATCGGTGGCCGGCATGCGTGTGCGGCCGTCATCGCCGATGCGATCGATGCCGAGCGGCAGCTGGGCGACGCCTTCGGCCAGGACGCGGGTGCAGGCGAGGAAAGTGGTGACGCGAAGTGCCGTGTCGATATTGACCGCGACGCCGGCCTTCGAGCTCGGGATTCCGAGCAGCGCGGTCCAGGTCAGGTCCGACGCATCGACGGTCTTATATTGTGCCGCGGCGTCGCGCGCCTGGCGTGACAGCGACGCCAACATCCCCATCAACGGACTCCGAAGACGGCGACGGCGGCCAGCACGATGCCCGGCGCGATAAACGCGGCCGGGAGCCAAACGAGCGCCAGCCCATAGGCGGCGAGAGCCAATCCGGCGAGCAACAGGGCGTCGCGTTTGTCAAAGGCCGAAATTGCCGCGCCGAGCCCACGCGCCAAAACCGAGCAGGCGCCCCGCACGCGCCCCAGCACGCGGGCCGCTCTCGCATTCATCGCGTGCGGCCCTCTTTCAGAACGTGATCAGCGGATCGGTCGCCAGATACGTCGCTGTGGCGCCGGCATGCGGATTCATCGCCATGAGCGCGCCAGCGTCGAGCAACGCCATCAAGGGGTCGATCTTTGCTTTGCCCGACACCGCCTTGGTGATCAGGAAGGCATTGCCCCGAGGCTCGACCTTGGCGTTGCCGACGCAGTAGGCCATCATCCGGCTGCCGCCGTGAATGAAATTGCGGCTGGCGAGCTTCACCTCGACCGTCTTAATGGCCGACATCAGTTTCCAGCCCTGCGAGATGCCGAGGACGATTTCGGCCGCCGGCGTCGTGTCGATCTCGCGCGCCGCGATCGCCTCGAGGATCAAGCCGAGGCCGGCAGGATCGGCGCCAATCGCCGCCTTGGCGGGCAGCAGCCCGGAATCGCGGATGTGCGCGACGAAGTCGGCGAGCTCCGCATAGGCGAGCATCATGTCGATCACGTCGCCGGCGCGTCGGATAATGGTCAGGTCGCCGTCGGCTTCGAAATCCAGAAGCGCCGGCGCGATTTCCTTGCGCCGCTCCAGCACGCTTTCGCCGGCCCACGCATGGCCCCAATGCAGCCACTTCCCGGGTGGTACGCGCAGGATTTTATTGTCCGCGTCGCCGTCGGGTGCCCCGCGATCGGCGGGGTCGGCGCGCAGCCCGGGCGCAGAATTTTTCTCGCGGCCGATCGCGGCGAGCGCAAGCAGATCCTCAAGACCGCCGCCATCGATGCCGACCGTGACGACTTCGCTGCGCTCGAGCAGCGCGTCCAGCGTCAACGTCGGGTCGGCGTTGCGACCGACGGGCGTCATGCGATCACGGTCACCAATATTGCGCGCCCACCCAGTTATCGACGGCGAGCGCGGTGCCGACCTGGACGTTCAGGTGCTTGGCAAAGAAACCGCGCAGCGATGACTCGCCGCCGACCTGGTCGATCGCATACCGATCGCGCAGGAATTCCTCGTCGACGCTGGCGCCCAGATTGGGATTGGTGATGTACCAATTCGCCGGATCGCGATAGGCCTCGGCCTTCACCATCGCCGGGGGAAATTCATAGATCATGGACAGCGAGCGCGGGTCCGTGATCAGACCATCGCGGACCTTGCGAAAATACTCCTGCGTCTTGGCAAAAACGCCGGCCGGCGGCCCATCCGACTGCGTGGTCAGGTAGGTGACGGAGCCTTCGGGCCGCGCGGCCAGGCCGCCGGTCGCCTCGCGCAGCATGTCCTCAGCATCGGCACGCCGCCCAAACTGCCAAAGCTCGTCGACCAGAACAAAGGCGGCCTTTTTGCCGCCCACTATCTGGGTGTCCGCCGCGACGATTTTCAACGTCGCATCGGTGCCGCGATGCGTAATGGTTCGGATCGACGGCTGAACATGCAAAAGCGCCGTCAGCTCCTCGGAGGCGCGGATCATACCGCGCGCCGGCACGAAAGAATTCTGCGCCACCTCGATCGTCGGCGCGAGAATGATGAGTTCGTTCAACAGGCGCCAGTTGCGGATGAGCGCGGTCAGCATGATGCCCGCGGCCAATGTCGATTTCATATTCTTTTTTGAAATCGACAGAAAAAAGTTGCGGATCAGGCGCCGGCCGGCCGCCTGATCGTAGGCGCCGAAAATGGCGCCGACGAAATCGAAGACCCATGGGCGGCAGGCTTCGCCCATCGTGGGCGAACCGGCGACATCGACCAGGCGCAGCTCGCGAAACACCGCGAGTGCCGCTTCCGCTTCCTCGGGAAACAGCGGCCTGAACGGGATCAGCGACCGCCCTTCGACGATGCGCGTTTCCCAATCGGGGCACGCGGTCGACCAGACCGGCGTCACGCGTGACGTCACGCGTTACTGCAGCTTCGTCGGTGGCGCCGGCGGCGCGAACTTTCCGATGCTGGCGCCCCGCGCGGCCGCGGCGCGCTCGGCTCTTTTGCCGCCGGCTATGTGGCCGACCGGCGCGCCGGCTTCTTTCTCGTGCTTTTTCCGGGCAACCAGCGCCAGCTCAAGCTCGGCCCAGCTGCGCGTCGCCGCGAGGAGCTGCTTGAGGGTGCCGGCGCGCGATGACAGCGCAACGGCCCGCAGCATGGCCTGGCGCCGGCGGCCGCCGTCCTTGTCGGCGATCGTATCGAGCATGATGAGCTGCTCGATCTCCTCGGTGTACGTCGTCACCGCATCGAGCTCGTCGAGCAGCCGCTGGGTCAGATCTTTGGCGCGATCGATCGCCTTGGCGAGCTTCGATGGCCGGCCGGCGCCGTCGCGCGCGCCACCTCGGGACATGGTGTTTGAATTTCTTTGATTGCGGAGCGGTGTTTGAATTCGTCGGATTTCAGCGCGGGCTGATCAGGAGTTCGAAGGTCCTGGTATGGCCCCCCTGGATGCCGCGGCGCGCCGGGACGCGCTCGATCCGGGCAAAATTGAACAGTTTCCGCACGGCTGGATGCTCATTGAGCGACAGCAGCCATTGTCCGCGCAGCCGCTTCAAAGCCGCAGCCACCCGCGGGAAGTCCGCGGCCGTGAAGCCCGCTTCGCGGTAATAGCCGGTGGCACCCCAATAGGGCGGATCCAGGTAGAAGAACGTCTGCGGGCCGTCATAGGCGCGCACGAGCGCTTCGAAATCGAGATGCTCGATGACGACGCGATTAAGCCGTGCGTGCAACGCTTCGATGCGCGCCACGACATTTTCAGCATCGAAAGCCTTGGCGCTGACGCGTGAGGTGCCGAAGCCGCAATCGTATGGCTCCTTGGCGCCGAACGTCTGCCGCCGCAGCACGAGAAAGCGCGTGGCGCGTTCGACGTCGGTGAGCGTCGCCGGATCGATGCGGAAAAGCCGCTTGTAATCGGCGCGGCTGGTGAGCTGGTGCCGCAGCGTGCGAACGAGCTCGTCCGGATGGCGCTGGACGACGCGAAACAGCGTGACGATCTGGTCGCTCTTGTCGTTGATGACCTCGATCGGCGCCCGGCGCGCGCGGCCGAGAAAGATGCTGCCCATGCCCAGGAACGGCTCGACATAGCATCGATGGCGGTGAGCATCGATTCGCGGGCAGATGAGGGGCGCGAGCCAACGCTTGCCGCCGACATAGCCGGCAAGCGGCCGCGCGCGGATGACCGCGGAGGCCGCGGTTGAGTCGATTTTTCGCATGACATCGCGATAAGTTGTGCCCGCCGTGTGTGCACGGTGGCGGGGTGATCGCTGAGGGCGATCGGCTCACGGTCATGCGAGGTCCGTCCTCGCGGTTCGGGTGTTGGTAGCACCCGAGCTCCCGCCTCTTTTTCCAAGCGGCGGTCGAATTTTAGCACCGTCGCGGCGCCAAGCCATAACGGTTTCCGGCGTCGCGAACGCGGACCCTCCCCGCGAAAAAACGCGATCAGCCAAAAAAATTCTGCGCATGCGGGCGGTGCGGTTGCTGCGGAGGGTCGGGTAGGGATCGATGCCCCCCTCCCCGTTCTCGGGGCCTCTCCGCGGGGCCCGGGGCGGCCCCGGCAACGCGCGAGCCCGGTGGCGGGGGGAAGGCTCAGGCGCCAGGAAGCAGCCGCCCGGAGTGCCTTGCGGCGCGCGCGCGGGCCGTTTTCAGGCCGTGGTGCGGCCAGCATAGGCACTTGCCGTTGAGCGGGTCGAAGAGCGCACCGCCGTCGGTGCGTTCGGTGATGTGGTCGGCGATGAGGCGGTCACCGCGGGCGTGCGAGGCCGGGCAGCGCGCGCCGTTTTCAATCCATTCGCAGCGAAAGCCGGCGCGCTCGAGCACGATGGCGCGGAATTGCCGGTGCTCGGCGGTGAGCAGCTCCGGATCCGCGCGCTTAGGCGGCGGCGGCGCGGTGAGCAGCTGGGCGAGCGCGATCGCTGGACGCAGCGTGGCGAGCCGCGGCGCCTTGCGGGGCGCCACTCCTTTAGGCCGCGGACTTGAGGACCCGCGCGGGACAGACGCGCGTCGCCTGCGTGATGGGACGCCCATCATAATGGCCGTGCTTGCCGTCCAGCTTGCGTGAGCGGTTCAACCGGTACGGGAACGGCGGCAACAGCTGATGGCCGTCGGTGGTGCGGATCAGCCGGCGTGACACGGCGAGCTTTCGCATCACAAAACTCCTCCTCGATGTTGGCAGCTGGCGATCGCGACCGGCGCGGACGGCTTGCGCCGTTCCCGCGCCGGCCAACCGCGGCGGTTTTGGGCGAATGCCGGCGTCCCAGCGCCGCCGCGGAATCACAAGGGAACGGACGAAATGGCGACGTGGCTCAGCGCCATGCCGAAGAGCTGCATCAGCAGCTGATCGTCGGCGATGGTGACCTGCCAGTTCGGCCGCCGGCAGACCTCCTCGGCCTGCGCCACCGAGATCCACTCGCCCGGCTTGAACTCGGTCGAGTTGCTGATCGTCTTGACCTGATATTGCCCGAGCGTGCCCCACACGAGGCCGAGCTGGTACTTTTTGGTCGGATCGCTCACGGGCCGGTGGCAATGTCGGCCGGGATCACCTCGCAAACGAGCGCACGCGCCATGTTGGCGACCTCGCGAGTCGGCAGCGTCATGCGCACCGTCTCGCCGCATTGCTCATAAGGATGATCTTTGTCCGGCGGCCGCTTCGGCCCGCGCACGTCGATCGTGATCGAGCCGTCGTCTTGCTCGTTGATCGAGACAAATTCAGGATAGTGTGCGCCGGGCGCGGTCCAAGCGAAGATGTTTCTCATCACAACGGGTCCTGCCGCATGCTCTCTTGCGCGCGGCGTTCGCCTTCGGGCGTATAAGGAAAAGCGCGGCCAGCGGCCCAAAGCAGCGCGCCGGTGCCCGCGCAGGCCCGGCACGACACGACGCGCGTGCCACTGCGCGGCCCGCAATGCCAGCACGTCAGCATCGGCAATTCATCCGCATCGCTTTCGCGTAGCGCGGACGACTTCGCTCGCGAGCGTCCACTCAAGAGTGAAGCTCGCCATTATGCAAAAAACCGTGCCACTTGCCGGTATCGATCGAGCCGGCGCCGGCGCGGCATGTATTGCCGGCCTTATCGACGTGCAGCGTGCCATCTTCCGGCCGCCCGTGGCGCACCCAGCAGCGATGAATGTTGTCGTCCTTCATCGTGCAGTTGCTGGCGCGCCCATCGATGAACCACCAATGGCCATCGGGGCAAACGACAGTGAGCGCGCGGCCATCGGGAC